AAATAGAGCAGGCATACCAACAGCACCGGTCGTCTCTCGACATGTGACAGCAACAAACTCAATAACATGTTGAATAAAACTATCCAAATGCTTGGCTGGGCGATCGTAAATATCAGTAAAGAATGCGCCCTTTTCTACAAGCTTATCAAAATCATATGCAAAACAATATGGTTTGGTTGAAATATTAACCGAGTTGTGTGTATAAATTACGCCCAAAATATCATCCATTAGAAATTGAATAGCTAATGTTGGGTCATAAATTTTTGCAATTTTATTAAAAAGAATTCGATAATTTTCTGTCTTTTCATAATAATTATTAAATTCTTTTAGAAGAATACCCATATATCTATCGCGAGTATTTGCATTACCATCGTCATTCTTTGGTTCTATCTTAAGATTAATTGGTTTCAAATAATGTTCTTTTGTTTCTTTATCATAAATGACTTCACAAAGTCCAGATTTTCTGTAATGTTCAGGATGCAGTTTTTGCATCGTTCTCAACGTTTCATAAAACTCTATATCATAATCCATTAAAAGGGCCTCCTAATTTAAATATCTATTACTCGTAAACTCATCCTTTTTGTCTAAGTTTTCTTCGGACTGTATTTCTCCATTTAAAAGCGAAAAGAAAGTGATATGAATTGATGGTTTTTCTATATTATTAAGTACCGTTGGAATTAAACCAACCTCCCAAGGATATAAAGTATTCTCTTTACAAAATTCTTTATAACCAACAAACATTTGCTCATAATAGTGTTCTTCAAGTAATTCAACGGAATTGTTATCCATTTATACTCCTCCAACCGTTCATTCCTTTTTATCCGTACTTCCAAAACGTCCCTCTGCTCTTGAGGTTTCAGACAATTTTGTATCAATAACATTAATTCGTTCATATTTATATGGTTGAATAATTAATTGAACAAGCGGTGTCCGAATACCCTTATCACCATTAATATACACCATATCTTCGCTAATATTAATAAGAGGTAGCATAATTTCGCCACGATAAGAACTATCAATAATACCAACAGTATTCGCCAAAGCCAAGCCTTTCATATGTAAACTTGAACGAGGATATATAGCTCCGAAATGATTTCTCGGAATCTCAACACGAATTCCGGTCGGGACAACAAGTGTTTCGCCAGGCAGTAATTGGTATTCATTTTTTGTATCTACATAAATATCAAGACCCGCAGAGCCATTATCAGCATACCTCGGTATCACAGCTGTTGGTGTTTTTGTTATTCGCATTTCGCTTCCCCTTCCAATATTTTTTTTCGAATGCTCTTCGTTCTTCTCTATTTCGTCCATTTCGGCGCGCAGCAGCTTTAACTGCAAGTTGTTCTTGAGAAAGGTTTTTTGTTTTCTTTTTTACTGACAAACCTTCATTATAATATTTTATAAGCTTTTTTTCCTGTTTATTAGATAAATGTTCCCGCTCTTCATCAAACAGATGGTCAATTACCTTCATTATTTTCTTCCTTTTCTGTTATAATATTACAATCACATTTTTCGTTAGGGTCTAAATTTGCACCACACATTGGACATGTATAATAATAAGTATGTTTCTTTTTACGACTTATCTGTTTTGTATATCCGCTTCTTTTTGTCGTGCCTTCTTTTTGAGGGATATTAAGTTTTTTAACAAATTCTTTATCTGAAATATAATTCAAATATTCATCAAGCATATCTCGAATTTCATACTTAAGAAGACCGCTAAAGTCTGTCATAAACAAACATGTTGTTTCAAGATCTGAATCTAAAATTTTACTATGCTGGTAGAAAAGAACATTCTGGTTCCAAATATTCATTTCGATTTGAATTTCAGACCTATTATCAAATGAAAGTACATAAATTACAACTTCTATATTTTCATCCTTATCAAAAATATCAATACGGTCAAGATTATTACCAGAATCATACAATTCGGCGACTTCAACACTATTCATTGTATAAAGTTTAACTTTTTGGGGCCCTTTGAATACATTTTCGTAGACAGCCATTTTTAACCTCCTAAAATATCATTTAAAGCGCTCTGGTTCTTGGAAATCTAATAATATAACCCTCTCTGACTCTGTCTGTATATGCGTCTCGAAGATTCGTCCAACCAAAATTATTATCTGTAAATTGAGTTTCAATTCCAGACAATTCATAGAATGAAGCTACAGTTGCTTCTCCATATTCTTCAATAAGGTCGACAAGATGTGTTAAAACATCCTCGGCCTCGTGTTTGGTTGTAAATATAATATTGTCAAAATCGTGAGATGTTCTGGTTCTATTACTAATGTCGCGATAGTCATCTCTTCGCAACCTATCTGTAGATATAACATTATAGTTTACATATGATCGTCCTCTATCTCGGATGAGACTATTATTTCGTCGTCTATCTCCAAATAACATTTCAATAATTCCAATTCCCATTTCACTAAGCGTCGCACGAGCGGCCGGAATCAAAACGTCATATAGAATAAAGTCTCCTATATTATCGCTTTTACCAAGAAATGCTTCTGAAAATTTTTTAAATATAGATTTCTTTTCTTTGGTTACTTTACCTGTAACAATGGGTTGGAGTTTTGTTTTATCGTCTGTTTTCCTAGATTCTTGTTTTTGTTTCATTTTATTAGAATTATTTGGGGCGATACTATCAAGATTTTCTCGAACAAGTTTTGACTCGTTCATTCTCTTACCTCCATAAATATATAATCAATTGACAAACTGCTTAAAAATTGGAAGATTCAAAGATACAAATCCTTTCTTATCTTTTGAATATGAAAATGCATCTATTTCGATTAATTTTCCAATAGGAGAATGTATTGCCATTTTTTGTCTTTCTGCATTATTAAATCCGCTTCCAACTCGAACTGGAACTGTACAACCATCTACTTGACAAATAACTGCGGCGACCATCCCTTCGATTTTTGTTCCAGGTCTTGCCATTTCAATGTCGATAATTTTTCCAACAAACTCCTCCGTCCGTTTAACTTTCAGTAGCGATTTGCTTCGGCCAAAAATATAAGGCGAGTTCATATCCATTAGCATAAGTCCCTCGCCATTTTTTTGTTTAATATGTTTCATATATTTGTTTAGTTTTTCTACATCTGCACCAAATATATTACCATAAATTGGGACACGAATTAAGGGTTCATCATCTTTTGCTCCGTTAAATAGAGAATACAATAATACATCTCGTTCTTGTCCTTTTCTTAAATCTCCATCGGGTTTGAAAATATCAAAGCAAATAGCCATAAGTTTATGTTTATTATCTGGAAATTGTTGTGAAGCTATTGCGTTTGTGCTTGATCGTAACACAAAACTCGGAACATTTTTATAGTATAACTCTTTATCAACCAATTCACAGTCATATACTGTATTAAATGGAAACCATGGGGCTTCTAAATATTCAAAAATATGAGGAAGCCAAATATCTTGATGGTTTGTGCGACTCCACGCAGTAATCACACCGCGCGAATCTTTATAGAATAATCTACGTACACCATCAATTTTTTCTGAAACGCGCCACAATTTGTCATCAAGAACCGAAATTGGATAATTCTTTAAATTTTCGCCAAGCATTGGTGTGAACTGCATAAAGTCACCTCCTTTTTAAAATATAAAAGAAAGGATATGGCTAGTGGCTTCGAACCACGTCTCTGATCTCTCAGCGAGTTACCATTACTCCATGCATTTAACATATCCTTTCTATTCATTATAGGGAATGTTTTAATTGCAAAGTTGTCATTTAAAAATAAGTTTTCGTAATACCCATATTTCAACAGAAGACCGAATTTCTTCAAATATAATCCAAAAAGTCGATATTGGAAATGTTAGAAAGATGTCAATCAACAAAAAGAAAATATAAAACCAGTGTCCGTTTTTAATTTGCCGAATATCGCCTTTTATGAGGTCTATACTATAGTTCAAAGTTCTACTCCATATTCCTATGAGTATGTCTTTCATAATTAACCTCCTTTAAAATATCATTAGCAGCAACAACGAATTAATACCCACTTGGTATTAAACTTACCATTCGGGTCGCGACCCTGAACAAGTCTGATATAATTCCAAACTTTAAGTCGTTTCATTGCTTTCACTGCAAGACCACGAGAAGTATATTCAGTAATTTTTATTTTATAATATGCCGCTGGAATATAACTACGATAAAGATGCTGGTTCAAAACGTGTTTGTTAAAATATTTTTTCATTTTTATCTCCTTTTTCTTCTTATGTTTATGCTTTTTCATATTTTACTCCTTTTAAAATATAAAAGGAGAGACCCAGTTTATTAGGTCTCTCGTTGCTTATTACGTATTTTCCGTTTCTTCAACGGGTTCTGTGATTTCTTCCTTCTTTTGTTTCTTTCCAAATAAAAGTCTTAGCTGTTGTCCTACCTTGTCCCACTCAGAATCAAAGTGGTCGGTTACTTTGGTGACAACCATGTCAGAAATTGCCCAACCCCCAACACCTACTGCGATTTTCTTTACAATTCTTAGGTTTGAAGGTTTGACAAGATTGATTGCATTGCCAGTCAAAATTCCCGCACCAACTGCGATTACGAGTTCGACGGCTCCTTTTACCATGTCCAACTTTTTCATTTGAATCTCCTTTCAAAATATAGTTTCATTATAGGACATGTTTTTGTTCGTCTTTTGGTCTTGCATAAATATACCAAGAAGTCTTACTGCGACCTGTAACAAATGGAAATGTAGAATCAAATACAAACTTATTTTCGTTAGTTTTCATAAAATCGTTAGCTTCTTGTTCTGTATCAAAAATATATACATCCCACTTAACAAGAGTAATATCTTCAAACTTAAGACCGCCCTCCCTTATAACTTGATAATTCATTTACATTCCTTCTTTTGTTTTTGATCTTGTATAAACCCAAATACGTTGACATTCTCCTCGTAAAGGAGACAAAGAAGAAAATATAAACTTATCATCATTATTTTTCATAAACTCTTTTGCATCTGCTTCGGTGTCAAAAGAATGGCAGTCCCATGTAAGAAGAGTAAAATCTCCAATTGTAAGACCGCCTTCACTTTCAATTTGTTTTCTCATTTTGCTCTCCTTCTTTTAGTTTGGATAATAGATACCATCTTCTCCATTTAGAAGAAAATTGTCTTTTGCTTGAAAATATTAAATCTTTTAAGTAATAAATATAATTTGGATGGGTATCTATAAATTCATTTACTTCTTTTAGAGTTTTAAATTCTACATATGTTCTTGGCCACTTGTTTGCAGCTTCTAAATTTTTCTCTTTTGACTTATTTCCATTTTCATCTTTAATATCAAAATCAATAACAATATGATTTGGTTCAAACCCTTTAAGATAATGTAATTCTTTTGTATTAATATCTTTTAATGTTGTTTTGCAATTTTCAACATTTCCGCCGGTCCAAATATAATGTAAATGAATCCCAAGTCCGGATTTACTAAATTCTCGGCATTCCCACAAATTAATTTATCCTCCTTTTTTGTTTTGTAAATACAAACCACGAATTCGAACCGTCATCAGTTGGATATGTTTTATAAAATACAAACCTATCCGCATTATTTTTTATAAAATTAAACGCTTCTTGTGGTGTACCAAACACATGGGTTTCCCATTGAGGAATAATAATTTTCTTATTTGACATTACACCATATAAATACTTTGTATTTGGATTTGTATGTAATATAAATGTTAAATCAATTAATTTGTGTTCATATCTATACTTATTATTATCTATAAAAGTAAGAGCTTCTTCTTTTGTTTCAAATTCTCGCCATTCAAATGGCCCTTTCATTTTATACTCCTTTTTCTATTCGACTTTTAACCTTTACATTACTTTCCCAAATATTTTCCGCCTGAACAAGAGCTTTTTCGATAATTGCGTCCAAATTATCCTCGGTAATATACTTCTTATATTCATCTGGAATATAAGAATATAACTGTGCAATTACCTGACTTCTTTTAATCGGACCCGTCTTTCCACCCCATTCAATCTCAGCTCTTGTTACTAAAGACAACGCAATCGGAACAAGATTCGTCAAAAGTCTTGTAATATAAGCAACTCGTTCCTCTTCTGTCATATCTTTCATTGATGGCTTAATTTTCTTAATCCACTGATAAATTCCAAGTGCAAGTGCAGAAAGAATAAAAATGATAAACAAAATATCAGGCAAATTTGTGATAATCGTGGTAAAAATATTCATTATTAATCTCCTTCCATATTGGCCAAAATTGACATATCAAGTTGACCTTCGACTTGTCCATCGTTGTTTTCCGATTCTTTGCGTCGTTCTTCAATCTTTTCTTGATTACCATAATGAATTTTGAGAATATTTTCCGCTTTGCTTTTCCAAGCATAAAAACCAATTGCTGTCGCCGTTGGTCCGCCCAAATATGCCGAATATGCAATATAAAACTGTGAATCAACCAAATCCCCCAACCGAAGCGAATAGATAGCATTTATAATCATGAGAACCGCTCCAAGTATTGCTCCCATAAAATATAAAACCATTACAATTGACAAGATTAATTTTGTAAATGTTACCTTTTCATCTTGCATTATTAATCCTCCTTATCTTTTATCATCTTCTGATATGACCGTTATTTGAAGAGATTTAGCAAATATCTTCACTTTTGTTCCTGGGCGGTCGGGCGAAGAACTTGGGATTTCAATTTCTGTGGTGAAGTCAGTCATTTCTCCCATTAGACCATGTTTTACAAGAATATTGAGAAGGGCATCAAGAATCTTCATATTAATCTCCTTTCAAAATATAAAAGAAAAAGAAGAAGGGTCATTTAGACCCTCCCCTTAAGTACAAAACTTAGTGCTTTTGTTGTGATCGCATCGATTTTCTCATGCTTCAAAATCAAAACAATTCCAAGTAAATTACCAAGAACAACTAGTGCTGTATCGGGACTTACTTTCCATTTCTTTGGTGTAGCTTTTTCGTATTCTTCCAGCAAGTTCTTTAGAACTTCCCAGTGTCTTACACTTTCATCAAAAAGCTTTTTTGCTTTCAAAACTTCTTGTTCGTCATTCGATGTTACAATAGTCGCTCGATATTGTGCTTGGAGTTTTTGCTCTTCAAGCATTTGTTTCACGACGTCATTTTTCATCATTGTCAAATTTCTTTTCGTACTATTAGGAATCATCTTCATGTTCTTCTCCTTTTCTTTTAAATTTATGGTTCTCATTATAGGAAAAGATTTTTCTTCATTTCATATATTTTGGATAGACCTTTGTATTTATTGACAAACAGGGCGTTCCGTTTGGACTTAATTGCGAACTGTATTCAATGTCTATTAACCCCTTATCAATATCAAAACCAACTTGATAACCAAGTCCTGTTGGCGGAAGACCTAAGGCGTAATATAAATCATTTAGACTTATCCACATTTCACTCAAAAGATCTCTATTTAATTCATTCACTATTTGACGAATCTTTTCGATACTTGATTTAAAATATCTGTCAGAAAGATAATCATAGCAAATAACATTTCCATCGCCGGTTATGATAATATTATTAGTTTCTGGCGGATTGGTATCAATAATATCCTGAGATATAGCATCTTTTACTTTTTGTTCTTTGTTTTTTCCAATTTCATTTACTACTTTTTCCTGATAATTCCGAAAAGCGGTTTCGCTCATAGAATATAAAGCGGCCAATGCTGCATTACGTTTTGCGTTGATAGAAGAAGCACCAATAATACATCCAACCGATGCTGCACCAACGACCGCCGTTGGAATATAAAACTTCCAAACAACTTTGACCTGATCAAAAAATGTCAAATCTTCGTCTATCTTTTGCAGAACCTTATCTGCTTGAATTGAAGCCCTTCCCGAAAGAATTGCGGTTGTAATTAAACCGGCACAACCAAATGCTGTAAGAATATATGGACTGTTTTCTAAAAATATCTTCCCGAGATTTTTTGGGAATGATAATTTATTCATTCGATATCTTCCCCTTCTTCATCATTATCATAAAATTCTGTATCTTCCTCTTCTTCGTCATTATCGCAAAACTCTGTATCTAAATCGTCTCCACAAGGACCGGGTCGAATTGATTCTTGAAAACAAAGATTCATTTTTATTCCTTTCTTTATACATTTTCTGACGGATTCTTTAAAAGTGTTGGGTCTCCAAGTCGTCGTTCGTACAATCTTTCCAATTTTTGAATGGTTACCGTTCGAAGTAAATTCTTCCAATAAAAGTTTGTAGCGTTTGGCCATTTAGAAGGATCAAAATCATCTGAATTTGGATTCTTGGTATAATAAGTATAGAGTCTATCTAGTATTCGCTGCCTATAGGCTCCCTCATCAGTATTTGGACGGAAATGCTCCCAACCATTTTCAGAAGTAATTGCACAAATACATCTTCCATCTGGAGCATACAAATATCCATCTTTCTCTTCTACAATTGTACCATATTTTAAATTAAACTCTCCATCTAGTCCTAATTCATTAAATCGTTTTATTGTAAAGTACTGCAAGAAAATATCCTCCTTTAAGGTGTAGTTGTTGATTCGGGCCACTTATTAATAGGATAATTAACGGAATGGTTTAGAGTAACTTCGCCTGGTTTGTATTCTGGTGCGGTGCTGGTATCTTGTATCTTATATTTTAAATGCGGCTTTTCATCAGCATAAAAAATATACTCCGTTGCGTTTTTCCTGACAATTGCAGATAAAATAAGCAAATAATTTATTGCATCTCCAAGTTTTTCATTCCAAACATCCAAAGAATATACTTGTCCTTTTGAAGTATTTCGGCACATATCATAAATACTTACAATGTGCTTACCGAGAAATCCACTGCATGCTTGTTCTAGAGAGACTCCGCCAAGCTCTGCCATTACACGAAAATTATGCAGACAATCCTGTATGAAACGATCATTGGTTTCTAGTTCTCCACCATATTCTTCTCCTTTCTTAATCAAAGTGTTTCGGCACCTATCGATTTGTTCTTCTACAAGATGGTTGAAAACTTCCCTTTCCATAATCAACGTGTTCCTCCTTAAAAATTATAGAACTAGTATCCTAGTTCTCATTATAGACCTTGTTATTCTTGCGAAAAGAAAAGGCGCCGAAGCGCCTAATCTAATCCCTTATATTCGTACCAGGCCTTTCTACAATGGTCCATTTTTCCATTCACATAAACCATTTCGTAACACCTTCGAGTAAAATTTCCATATACTGGATGATACTCCCAGGCTTCCTTCAAGATTTTGATTTCTGTTCCAATTGCCATTGTTTTAGCCTCCTTAAAATATAGTTTCATTATAGGAGCTGATAATATTGCGATTTTAGCATGATGAAAAATTGAGACCGCAAGAAAATCCTGCAGTCTCAATTTAATCATTTAATCGAATTTGCCCATTTAATAAACAGCGACTGAATATTATTTGGACTAGGCTTTGTCTTCCCTTCACAAACTTGTATCCAATACGCCGGGCTATTTATTTGACCTTTAGAATATAATTTATTAATAGCTGCTTCATAATCAGGAACCGTTGCTGCAGAATAGTCTTTAAAAGCCATATTCAAATCGACATCGCCCTTTATACCAGGAATAGAGCCTTTATTACTATACTGATGAATTGTTTTATCACCTTTATACATGGTCTTTCCGGGAACATATGTATAATGTGCCAACCAAATATCAACATCAATCGCTTTTACGTCGATGTAATTATAAAGCCAGTTTGGATTTGAATAAAGAATAGGAATAAATCCGGCTTTTCGAATTGTATCACAGAAAACCCTAGCCTGTTCTGTATTTGTTGACTTTCGATTATAAGTTGCCTGTCCTGGTTCCTCAAGATCATATGCAATCGGCCATGTAATCTTATCTTTAATACTTCCAATTGCTTTTATAAGATTTTCGGCCTCTTTTTGTGCCGCATTAATAGTGTAAGCATAACTGTACAAATATAAACCAACCGCAATTCCAGCAGAATGCGCACCATTAACATTGGCTATAAGTTTTGGGTCAATATTAATATTACCACTTCGAGAACCAGTAGCTGCTCGAATCATAGCAAATTTAACTCCAGACGAAACAACCTGTGACCAATTAATAACTCCATTCCATTTTGATACATCAATTCCAGGAAGTTCAATTGTTGCCATAATATTACTCCTTTCTTACACTATTGGGCGAAACTACCTCTTTATCAATTTTAGTTTTAACTTGGCGAGCTTTTTCAAGTGTGTTTATTGCAAAGTCTTCGCCTAATATAATTGATAAACTTTTTTCATGCTCTGCAATTTTTATCGCACCTTCAATTGTTTCGATTGAAGCAATGGGCTCCGTTCCACGAAGTCCTTTTTCTTTAAGTCGATATACGGTGTCAGAAAGAAATGTATACGTTTCTCCCTCACTTGCGCCCATTGGAGGGCGCAAGTTAATAATTCCCAATTATACGCAAAAGCCCGGCGCGACACCATACGAACCGTACGCGCTGTCGTAGTCGACGCCCCCGCTCGTGTCGACACTAACGAAGGTAGCCGAGTGGCTCGCAAGCGGCGAACGGAGCCACCAATTG